AAGGTGCTGAGGTTTCATTTTGTTTTTCTGTAAATTGGACTGCTACTGCAAATCCTGAACCTGTTATAGGTTGTCTAACTAGTATAAATTCTGCACCGCCATATATTGAACTACCATATGTCGATGTACCATATAAAGCTAAATCTGCAACTTCTGTAAATGGTATACTATTTGGATTTAATACATCTGTTGAACCAAAATCATATTCTAAACCTAAGTTAGTAGTTAGTTCACCTTCTGGTCTATAATTTAATATTACCCTATGAAATCTTTTTCTAATACCAGGGTCACCCATAGTTAAGTGTGCTGATTTAAATCTAGCCTCTAAACTTATTGTATCATCAGA